GAGCCTGCACCGTCTTACAGGCTTCGTTCGACCATGCGCCCTGCGCGCCACCCGTCGACGTTACTGCAGCTTTGTAACAGCGCGTGCCGTAGCCATTGCCAGGACGTGTGAGCACGACTGAGACTGCCGGAGAGGTCACGTCCTGCGTGCCCGCAGTGTAAGGCCCGCCCTGCGCCGCACCCCACACGATAGTCGTCTTGGCAATCTGCCCAATGGGTAGCGCCCCTCCATCGAGGTACTGCGTCGGCATCATCCATGACAGCGTATCGGTCACAGGAGTTGCTTGGGATTCGGCGATATGGTGGTAACCGAATACGCCGCCGATTGCGGCAAGCGCTGCGAGCGCCCACATGCGCAGCTTGCGCGCGGCAGACTTCAGACGGTCTTTGATGCTCATGGCTGATCCTTGCGAGTGCCGTTCAGAAATCCGAGGATGGCAACCACGACACCCACGCCTACCGTGAACCATGCGTAGGTATGGGGTTTCACCACAGCTTGGATGGAAGTTGCGTTTGCCTGAAGGGCTCCGGCCGCAACCAGTAGCCCGCCCGTGATCTTCGTCTTGTGGCTGTACAGCCAGGTTAGAAAGTTCATGCGTTCACTCCAAATACGCCGCCCGCCGCCACGTAGGCGGCTCTCAGGTCGGCCAGTTTGTTTTCGTGCTGGGCATAGCCAGCGCCGGGAAGAGAGGCCCACAGGTTCTTGCAGCGATCTATAGCCAGCGTTAGGTCGCCAGCCTCAAGGGCCTGCAACCCACCCCGCTCCTTGATCATCTGCGTGGCGATGGCATCCTGTGACGCAGGGGAGAAGTCCGGGAGATTGAGCAAGTCTTTGTACGCGTCGTAGTACCGGGCAAGGATTTGATACCTACCGGCTGCGGTGGACTTCAGGCCCTTGCCTAGATCGACCAGCTTACGGGGGTGATCTGCGTAGCTTCGAAACAGGTCGGGCTTCAGCGGAGTCGAGCCGACAATGACGTTGTAGCCGTTATCGGATACTCCGAGAAGCAAGGGGCCGATCTCGCTGTGCGCGATCATGTCTAGGAATGGCTTGAGGTTCTTCATCCAAACACCTTGCCGATGAGTCGATTCACGTCATTCCTCAATGTCGTCACTTCAGGAGGCACGTAGGGGTCTATCTTTTCGTGCTTCCAGTTGTGCAGGCCCGCCAAATCCACTTCTGCCGCAGACACTCGGGTGGGAATAGCAGCCATGTCTTTCACGCGCCACTCCTCCAGACGCTGCAATCTGCGCTCCATGTGGTTGTAGATGACGGCCACGAGCGCTAGGAATGCAGTGATGACAATCGGCCAGCCCCACTCAGGCATTTGAGTTGAAGTGGCTGACCGCATTCAGCGCACGCGTCACCTCATGGCCAGACTCTTGCGCAGTAGTGCCGTCCTCCAGTTCCAGCGTGACGGACACAATGCGGGCCTTTTGTTTGGCGGCGAGACGGCCGCCTTCCTCGCCTGGATCTGGCGGAGGGGGATTCAATACGATGGTGCTGCTCATGGAATTCTCCGGTTGAGTGAATCAATCTGACCGTCTTGAATGTGGTTCTGGTCCTGCGCTACTCGCGCTTCGCGCTCTGCGATCTGTGAACGAACTGAAGCTGGAGCCGATGCGGCATTGGCCGCTTTGTCGGCATACGCCTTATCGGCGTAGTCCTTGAGCAGGACATTGGCGCACATCCCCAGCGCCAGCATGGCCACGCCAAAGGCAATGATCGATAGCCAGATGCTTCCTTCGATCTTGACCGTCGTGTGCTGCTGAGGACTGAAGTCCCCGCGCGAGAAATCATTGACGGTTCCGTCGTCCATTACGGGGCCCTGCGTTGAGTCCTGAGTTCGCCAGCAAGGTCGCTAACACGATCTGCCAGACCGGAAATGCGCTCGGTCATGGCTGCCATTTCATTGCTCTGTTTCCAGACCAGCGCGCCCCCTGCAAGGACCGCCGCCACCACTACCGCGTCAATCAGCTTCCTGAATCCGCCGTCCCCATTGCTGATGCGGATCACGCGCTGCCCCTCTGAATTGCGGCCTACGTGCTCTCTGATCTGCGCGAGTTCTTCAGCGGACAGGCTCATGTGTGGCTCTCGGACACAGTTAATCCTCGCCAGTGAAGGCGCTTAGGCTTTATCGATCAGGGTCTAGCGGGACGAATCCCGATCCGGCGTTGCCGGGATATACGCTTTCCCAGGAGCGGGGATATGCAGCGCGATGATGCCGTGATGCTCGCTACTCAGTGCGACACTCGTGGCAGCAACCACAACCACCACTCCGACTACTGCTTTCTGTCTGTCCGACATCGAAGCGCAGCCGGTCAAAGCAATGCATGCCAGGATGATTAGTCGTTTCATAGAGACAGCCTACGCCTGCACAGTGCAGCAATACCAATAACTGCAATATGTGAAGCGTTGCATTGTCATCTAGCTTCGCAGCTCAGTGATACGCATATCCGCGAATTCCACAGTTAGCGTATCGCCGGCTCCAAACTTTTCCATTCCCCAATAGATCGTCGTCGATGCCCCGCCAAGCACATCGAACGTTGCCGCTCTATTAACGCTGTACTTGGAACCAGCAGATCCTGAAGGATTCTGCTTGATGCGCGTGGAGAATGTCGCACCATTGCTGCAAAAGAAACCGTCCGACACTTCACTGGAGCCTGCTGGACTGTAAGAGAACGACCCACTTAGTGTGCATTCAACCTTGCAATCCACTTCGGGAGTGAATGTCTTAGTGCAGACAACGGTATAGCTCGGGTTAGGGGAGTGAATCTGATCGGTTATGGTCACCGATGACTGACTGTCGGTATAAACCTTAGTTGCCGCCAGCGCTGTTCCTGCAACACCTGCCGAACTGGTTGGATACTCAACGCTGCTCTGAAGCGATGCGAAGTTCTTGATTACCGCCCAGTAATAGCGCGTCGTTGTATCCAGTTTGGGGAACACATATACGCTTCCCCTGAATGTCGCAACAAGCGTTGCCGATGCGAACGGCGTGGACGACGTGTATTCATAGAGCTGCACCGCCGAGTTCTCATCCATATAGGCGGGCAGGCTTACCGAGAACTTGATGCACGCAATTCCAGATGCCGCAGTAAGACTTGTCACCGCGTCTGGCAGCTCCACGTTCGATATCGGCGTGTGCGTATTCGCGTTGTTGTAGTCGGCGGTCAGCATGTCGGTATAGACCGCGCTGTCCTCTACTCTTGCCGTGACCACTACGCGGCCCGCTTCCTCTCCGAAGTCGAACTGTCGCTCCAGCAACCGAAATACCCGGTTCGTCCATCCGTACTTCGTGTTGGTGAACGTGAAGGTCTCGTACGGTGCGATCTTCAGCAGATTGAGACCCCCTGGAATCTTCACCACGCGCATCAGTCGCGACTTGCGCTTCTCGATCTCGGTCAAGCGCTGTGCGGCAGGGTCTGTGACTACTCCGGGTAGCTGAATCTGCTTGGGGATGCGCTCCGAATTGTCCTGCGTCTCGTAGGTGGAGTCCGTCCGCAGGATCGTCGTGGCTTCCACGTAGACGTTTGCAGAATCGCGAAACGACGCACTGACTGCGTTATAGCGGTCCTCGTTGTCCGAGGTATCGATGATCTCGATGTCGCCAAACACATCCGCATCGGTCAGCGCATGCGTCGGAGAGTCATATGCCCCGGCGTAGGGACGCCACTTGCCGTTGACCAGCGGGCAGACCCCAGCCATAGCTGACAGCATCGCTTCGATGATCTCTCTGCGAGACTGTCCCGTCGTGCATTCCATGTTGAACGAGTAGCGGTACTGATCTCCCGCAGGAGTCGTATAGGCTCCGGTCAGAACCTCGTCGCACTTGTTCGCAGCGGCCGTGAAGAATGCATCGTTCATCCGGGAATTCAGTTCCCGAGGGCCGTACATCACCTGTGGCGTGGCCACGGTATTCGTGACAGAACCGCCAGTGAGATACCACCGTAGCGCCAAGGCAGGGCTGGGATTCGTCGGGAACGTCCATGTCGTCGCATCTGTGTACCGATGCGAACCGGAACCGCCATTGGTCGTATCCAGCCGGGGGTCGTACATCAGCGCGCCGTCTAGCAGTGCGGTAATGGCTTGCGGCGCGCCACTGGGGAATGCCTTGTCGTCCCGCTCCATGCGCAGGACCGCATAGGCGATACCCTGCAACTTGAACGATGAGGTCCATGTTCCAGAGAAAGCGCTCGTCAGCGTTGCGTCCGCCGTCTGCGTGCTGGTGCCGGTGTAGCGCCAGATCGACAGCTTTCCAGTGTAGTCGCCTTGGGTAACCGCACCAGTCCCGGCATTGATGTTTGCATGCAGGATCTTGGTATTGTCGAGCCAGATATCCTTGATCGCGCTGACCTGGTGGCCTGCATAAGCGATCACGTAATACAGGAACTGCTTATTCGTTCCGGCCGAGTTGTAGTACACGACCACGCCGCCCGCGCGAACCGTGCCGAACACCAGGCGACGGTTCTCTGCACTGCCACGGATCGTTACGTTGATCGGAGCGGGCTTGCCTTGAGCACCCTTCTGGCCAATCGCCTTACTTAGGGTTCCCAGCGTGAAATTTATAATCGCTATTTGCGCCACGCTGCCGAGCAGCGCAACAGCAGTCAGCCCTACACCTGCACTAGCCCCGACGCCATAGAGGAATGCAGCAACTGCGGCGCCCATTACTCAATCCGCCACGCCATGACGGCATCGAAGGTAGGCAGGAACGCAAGTCCCTTGGGCCGCAGGAGAAAGGCGGATTGAATGCCGAGACAGATACCTAGCTCAGCACCCGTCGCGCCATTGGAAAGCACCAGATCACCTTCGCAGGCGCGGGATTTGTGAATCTGCGGAAGCGATGAAAGAAGCCCAGGCAGCCCTCCGTGCTCGGTCAGGATCGCAAGGGCCTGTTCTTCGGTGTCATAGGCGGGGAACTTGGCTCTGAGATCGCTTCCCGTGAGAGTCAGAATCCACTCACCAACGAACTGGCAGCAGTCCCATGATCCCCACGCAAAAGGCTTATCCCTACATGCGTCGATGTAGGGATAGAGCAAGTCCTGGCGCTTCATTTGCCCTTCGCCAGCCTTGCATTAACGGCAGCCGAGACCAGAGTGCCGATTACACCCACGCCAACCTTCCCGCCCTGCCAGATCACCTCTGCGGTGATTGTGGAAGGCACCAGCTTGAGCCCATCGTCGCCGGCAAAGAACGATTGCTGGTGCTCATGCGTGTAGCACCAGTCGTCGGACTTATCCAAGTCCGCAAGGCGGCTCTTTGCGCCTACCTCAATGTAGGGCTCAGCAGAATCAGCGCGCCGCACGATTCCCATGCGACCTTCCCAGTTCACTTCTGGAGCGGCTACCAGTGCGCCGGCCTCCGTCAGAAAACCAAGGTATTCTGTGACTGACCGGCCGAAGCAATTGTCGATATCGGATTCTGAGATCAGCGACGGATCAACGCCGGAGAGTCGGTAGGTCTTTTGCTCGGCAACCATCTTGGCGCTGTCGGGAGTGAACGTGACAGACCCCATCGTTCCAATGCCGAGATAGTCGTTGCCGTTGATCGACATGGTTCCGTGCCCGGACCACACCCGAAGGTGGCCGGAACTGAAGTCCAGATCCACGGCCAAAAACGGCGCGCAGCGAACCTTGTCGGCCTCCGTCTGGTTGGCCGATTGAAGAAACCATGTCATGGTTAGTACCGGCCGTTGCGCAGTCCAGAGACTATCCGTTCCTCTGTCTCTCTCGCGCTACGCTGAATGATTCCTGCGATATCGACACCAGGCAAATCAGTCGAATGGCTGACGTTGCCCAAGTCGATATCAGATGCTTCGTGCTTTTCCAGTTCTGTATCGCCGCGCAGCAGGACGTACCCACAGCGACCGCGATTCAAGCCGTCCATGATGGATTTAGCCTTCAGCCTGGCGAGCCAGAGAAACGGAACTTCATGGCGGGCTATGACTTCTCGCTCTGCGATTTTCTCTGCCCAGTCCGTCGCAGGACCGTGGAAGTACACAACGACAGAGATCACGAGGCAGATTCCTCGAAATCGATAGCCCCGCCGGTTGTTATGAGACCAGGTTCGGTCAAATACTCCGGCACGCCTTCCGGCATGATGACTCGAAGCATCGGCTTGTTCACGATGATGACGGCGTTATCGGCCACACTTCCACGGATGGCCGGCCAGACTTGCAGTGACCCAAGGCCAGCCGCATCGCTATTTAGGCGCGCTGTGAGAACGCCATACTGACTGCCAAGGCTCGTATAGATTTCAACAGCGTCGCCGATCTCAAGAAGTCCGGCAGTGCTAACCGGAAGACCCTTGGCGTAGATACTGGAGCCGGTTTGAGCAGTGCCTGACGCAAGAGCGGCAGAGGTAGTTTGTGCACCTCGCGTCGGTCCCGAAGATTGCGCAAATACGGCCCTCCACGCGTAGAACGCCGTAAGAGAATTTCCCGTGAATGACACGGTAAGGTCTGCCGTTGCAGAGTTGATGTATGTGCTTATGCCAACGCCTGAACTAACCTTTCTTGCCGTGATGAAAAGGCGATACCACCCGTTACCGTAGTTCACTACGTGCGCTCTGGCATTGGTCCAGTTCGCCCCACTAACGGACACAGTTCCAAGAGCGCCAGTCGAAAGATTGATGAACGCATAAGCCAGGTGTCCCAGGCCAGATTCATACATGGCAAGACGCGCCCACGAATGGCCGTTAGCACCGTCCTTTAAATACACAGATGCGTTGTAGTCAAGAACGCTGGATGAAACAGTGACAGACTGGCTTAGGCTGTGCTCAATACCAGCAGCGCCGTTTTCGACAAACGCATCTGCTGTAGTTGTTCCATCTGGCGCGGCAACTGCATTTGCCGATACACTTCCCTGTGACGCCGCCCATGTCGTATTAAACGTATCGGACTGGAGCGCCGAATTAGGACCTGCATCCGCAAGAGCGCATCGCGTCAGAGATACAAACGACGTGCTGTAAAACTCACCCGCTTCAATCCCGGTGGGCTGCTCATCAAAAATGGTTGCGAATAACGAAGTCCCATAAGGGACAATGGCCTTGGTTAGAAGGCCATCAGACATCGCATTGGAATATCCGTAAAGTAGATCGGTTGTAGTGCTACCTACACCAATTCCCAACTGACTTGCAGAAACAGACCTCGCTACCATAGCCCTCACTATGTATGGCGCATACTGGATTCCAGTTACAGAAGGCGAGTTATAGAGAAGATTTACAACGCCCGATGTAGTTCGCAGCGATCGCATTACGTTATCGGCTACAGACTGGGATACCGATGATCCGCTCCATCCCGCCGTGCTATTGAAATCGCCGTTCGTAAGCAGTTCTGTGGACGGGAAAGATCCGGCTGGTGTGTAAGATGGATCGCAGAAGAGAAGCGTGTTGTACTTCCCCGCCTGCATCAGCGTGGCGATCATTCGCCTGCGCTTCGATCTGGACGTAGAAGAGCTGCCACCCTGCGGGGTTAGTTCAATCGTCCCACCGAACTTATCCCCACCCCTCAATGCCCTACGGACCGTGCCGTTATAGGGATTGCGGGAGACGCCGACGTACTCAAGCTTTCTGAGCCGGATGCGCGCGACATCCAGCGATACGGGCAGAAAGATGTCGCTCACGAGTCGTAGCGTCCGTTGCGAAGGCCGGTGACGATTCGGTTCTCCACAGCCTTCCCATGACTGTCGAGAATTCCAGGCAATGCTCGGGCAAGGTCAATGGTTGCTCCCCGAGCATCAATCTGAGGCGCATAGGTGAAATTCACGCCCCCACCGCTGCGGCCATATCCCATAGCGAAGGCTCCAGCCCCACCGCCCCACACAGGCTCAGGACCATGTTCACCAGCCACATACCATTTGCCAGGGTTGAGCGGCCCGCCTTCAGCCTTGAAGCCACCGAATAGACTGGAAGCAAAACCTCCCAGTACCTTGCCAACTCCTTTCACACCGCCAATGGAATCGAAAATCTTTGCGGCGGCGGCTTCTGCAATCATCCTGCGAATGGTGTCGATAAAGCTCTTGAGCATCCCCTTAAGGCCGTCATGGAATGGGTCGAACAGGAAGTTCGCAAAAGCGTCCTGCATGTTCTCCGCCGCTCTACGGGCGAAATCGGAGATTGAGTCGGTGGTCTCTTTCGTCAGCTTCTTCCAGTTTTCGAGCCCTTCCTGGAAGTACTTATCGCGACGCTCTGCAGAGTCGATCTGATCCTGGAAGCTCTTGCTGACTTCCTCAGCCTGCATGGCGATATTGTGGCGGAATACATCGTTCTGCTCGTCTGCTGACTTAACGATGGCGTCTGAGAATGTCTGATAATCCTTGGCGGCCTTTTCAAGTGCGGCCTGATCGACGAATCCAGGAACCTTGGTTTCCTCTTGTGCAGATGTCCCGCCTCCGCCTCGATGCCCAACAAACTCGCCCTGCGCAATGGCAAGGCGTCGCTGCAATTCAAGTAGCTTCTGCCCCCCTTCTTCAGCGGAATGGAATCCCATTCCAATGTCAGGGGTGCTCAACCAGTTGAAGTTGAAGAATCCACGGCCTTGAAACTTCTGTAGCGCTTCGATCTCATTCTTCAATTCGGTGATGCGCTCACCAGAGAGCGTATTGAAGAATGTCGTCAACGCTGGAGCGGCTTTCGCAGTCAGGGTTAGCGCGAAAGCCTCTGCGGATGCTTTCAAGCGCTTTATCGCGTCATCTGCATCAGCGAGCTTCTTTATCTGGTCATCGCTGAATGATGCCCCGAGCTTCTGGGCTTCCTCGCGAGCTTTACGAATTCCTTCAGCGCCCTGCTCGAACAGCGGCAAAAGATCAGAGCCCGCCTTGCCAAACAGTTCCACAGCGGCGCGGGCGCGGTCAGAAGGATCTTTAAGCCTATTGATCCTGTCTCCCAGTAGTTCGAATTGCTTTTCCGGGGATAACCCCTTTAAGTCTCTGATCGTCAGGCCGAGCGCCTGTAGGGTCAGGTTCTGATCCTTTCCGCCGCTAGCCGCCTCGCTAAGGGCTATCTGCATCTTCTTTAATGCAGTGGAAAGGGAACCGATATCAACGTCAGACAATTTCGCGGCGTATGCCAATTCAGACATTGCCCGGCCGGTAATGCCTGCCTTGATGGCGGCCTTATTGAGCGTGTCTCCCAATTCTATAGAACGGGTAACGACCTCTCCCAAAGATCCTGCGCCGGCCAGCGCCGCAACGCCCTTGAATACGCTTGCGAACTTGCTGGCGGCGTTCTGCGCCAGAGATACAGCCTTTCCAAGATCGGATTGTAGTCGTGCTGTATTTGCGGATAGCTCGATGACTAACGCGCCAAGACTAGCCACGCTTACCTCCGAATACAGACATCAATTGATCCACGACGCCAACTGGCTTCAGGTCTTCATCTTTAAGGGAGAGGAATTGGTTCCACTCGGCCAATTCTCTGGCCGACATGCGGGAACTCAGATCAGCTACGGTCATTCCCAGCTCTCGGGCCAGTGAAAACATGAACCGGCGTGCGGGCTGGGCAATCAGTTTCCCCGGATGGCCTCTGGATTTCCCCAGCCGTTGAGCTTCCCTGCTGCCTCAAGAATGGCTTTCACTGTTGAAGGCTTGCGCAGATCTATGACTCGGCCAGCTTCCTCTGCCGTCAAAGCTGCATTACCTGCGTCATCGCAGACATAGGCAGCAAGCTGCACAACAAGAAGTTTGCGCACATCATCACCAGCAGATTTCATTGCCATGTCCAAATCAATCTGCTCGCCAGCGGTCAGTGAGCGAACCCTGACCCCCGCAACTTCTACCGTATCCCGTTCGAGAGTCAGTAGGCTCATGCGAAGAAGGCCGGCTGGTTGCTGATCTTGATCGTGCAGGTGCACTGCACGGCTCCGTCAACCTGCATGCCGGTCAGGGAGAACGACTTAACCAGACCCATGAACGCGGTGACCTGGCCGGAAGCTAGAGTAATCGTGAATGCCGAAGTGGTCTGCGTCTCGCGAAGATCGCGCAGGCGTTCCTGTCCCGCATCTTCCGTGGAAGGAAGCCACAGCGTCAGAGTCAGGTTTCCGAACTCGGGAAGTCCGGTGAGATATTCTTTGCCAGTAGACCGCAGGTTCGTGACATCGATATCCGCTGCTTCGCCGTCAAAGCCATTCATACTGATGACTTCGCCCACTTCCGCCATAGTCTGCGGGGTCGCCGTGCCGCCAGAGCTGTAGACGCCGTACCCCTGCGCGGTCGTGGTCTTCAACCCTTTCAGGTCAAAGGCATTGGTCGCGGTATTAGCCACTACCGCAGCGCGGTTATTGAGCTGCGTGATACCGACCAATCCGGTCAGCACCACAACAGTTCCGTTTGCCAAGCCATGCGAGGTGGAACTGACGACGCCGGGATCAGCGTTCGTGATGCCGGTAATGGTCTTGCCAGAGCCTGCAG